GGGTAGATCTGAGAGATTATATAATCAGACATAAAATCCTCCTGATAAATATCATAGGTCTGCCATTTGAATTTGACAGAAAAAGTGTTTCAATTACAAAGACATTCTATCATGAATTACAAAAAAGTAAAGAATAAGAATGATTAATGACAGAATCATTCTTATGATGGTTAGTGCTGATATAAAAAGGGAACTTTTTCCCTGAAAATATCAAGTAGCAGGTGTGGTAACATATGTACAACATCTTAATCAATTACATGAACCACTTATCGTGTATTTGCTTAGGCTGTTGTGTTTACAAGTCTACAAATACGATTGATAGGTAATTGCGAAACTCGCGATGCTCGTTCGCAATCTTGAACTTAAACAGGGAAGGATTCGTGCTTAGCACGAATCCTGGAATAAAAAGTGGATAACCGGACATTTTAGGCGCACTTTAATAAGCCCTCGGCTTTATGGAGTTGGTAAGTCCTAGGCTATGAAAGATTTTAAACTTCTGATGTATTGTCGTTGATGGATTTTGTCGGCAACAACTACAGTTAATAACTGTGATATACCAGCAAGAAGTAAATCTGCATGAAGTGTTTTTTCGTTTGTTGTTTTTCGGTTAGCGACACAAAAACTGTCTTTAAAGTGGTTGATTGATTTTTCAACATTTACTCGGATTTTGTAAGTGTCATCCCATTCCTGTGAGCCACGCTCCACGCCGGGGTATGCTCTAAGGTTTTTTTCGGGATAAACGTAAATCATTCTGCCACAGGAAGAAGTTGTACATGGATTATCGCAGTGGCACACCCGTCGTTTTGATTTGTCTTCACGATTGTATTCCCATTTCATTTTGGGACACACAAATTTCATGGTCGGAAGATTACTTCTTAAGTGAGACTTGCTACCTTCCCGTTTCATAGGGAGTGAAGGATCATGAGGACAGCAGGGAATACCATTTTCATTGAATGTATAATCCACGTTATCCAGTGAAAGTTTTACCTTTAAAGGAATAAATGCTTTTTGAAATTTAAAATCTTCAAATAAGGATTTGTAGATTTCAATCGTATCAAAGGCAGCATCACCAAGAAATATCTTGGGATTGATAAGAGGGTGCCGTTCTTTGAAATCTTTAAGGGTTGGAATCAAGGCTTTCGAATCGGCAAGTGATTTATCTTCATCAGGAGATTTTGATTTCTTTTCAACAATGATGTCAGGGTGAGAATCCAGATAATCCTTGTTATAAAAATCAATGGAGCGAACAATGCCAAGTCCATTGGTCGTAATGCCAAATTTATAAGCATAGCAGAAATGACCATTCACATACTGTTGCTTTACTTCATGGTTAGCAGCGGCGGATGCAGGCATAGAGGCATAGGCTGCCTTGTAAGGATCATAAGAATCATCGAAGTTATGAGCTTTAGCATAGGACTTAAGCTGTTTAATAATGCGGTTGGCGTATTTGGGATTGTTTTCAGTCACATATGCTTTAATCCCTGAAGTATCAAACAAAAGCATAGAGGCGAGATTACCGTTAATGTCCTGGCAGATTGGTTCTGTGATATCTACGAGATTATCAAAAACTGATTGTAAGTCCATTAAAAAATCCTGTTTGAAACGAGTGATTTTTGAAGCGTCAGGAACTTTAGTAAAGCCACAGAATTCCCTCAGATGTCTGGAATAATGAAGGAAGATTAACAGGAGGGAATCTGTTGGAATAGAAAAGAGGCGTTGAATAATCAAAGCCCAAAGCATTGCATGCAAAGGATATTTACGATTTCTTCCAGTGGATGCGTAGTAATGCTTGTAAAAAGAAGTCGGAATAATTTTATCAAGGTCAATGTGATTTTCGAGCAGAGTAAGGAAATGAGGTTTGTCAGATTCATAAATATCTTTACAATCTTCAAAAATATCTGCCAAAGAGAGTTGTTTTTGTGGTATCATAGACATATCTCCTTTCGGGGCGTGATTTATGGTTTCTAGTCAACTCCATTATATCACAAACCGTGAGGAGATTTTTATTTTTAACAACAAAAAAATGACGTATTTATGCGACTTGTGGCGTTTCGCAAACGCCTATAATAGAAAAGCAGAAAAGGAGAAAAAGCAGTGTTCGGATTAAGAAGAGATACAATTGAATGGTTGAAGAAGGAGTATCCAAAAGGGACTAAGGTGGAACTAATCCACCTTGATGATCCCTATCGGAATATTCCTGCCGGGACCATTGGGTCAGTAGAATTCGTAGATGATGCAGGTCAGATACATACTTCGTGGGAGAAACAGGGTTCACTTGCTTTGATTTATGGAGTAGATGAATGGAAAAAATTATAAGGCCAGTAGGCTGATTTATGCTCGGATCATAGATATAGTCTTATTCAGCAGTGCTCGATTATGGGGACTACACCATAGCAGTGTGGGGACATTGTCAAAGGAAGTATTGCAGAGGTATACGAGTTGATAGAAATTCTGGCAGAGACGGGATTTGGAAGATGCGAATGTGGAATTTCCCTCATTGAAAGAAATGAAGAATTTGAGGATGCTGGACATGCAATGGTATGGGCACTTGGCAGAGTTAAATAGTTATATTGAATTCGAGAAAAGGCTTCTTCGGAGGTCTTTTTTGTTGACGCTTTTTACGAGGAGGTGAGGACAGTGGCACAGAGAGGAAGAAAACCAAAGCCTACGGCAGTAAAGGTGCTGGAGGGCAATCCGGGTAAGAGAAGCCTTAACACAGGCGAACCAAAGCCTGAGAAAAAAGCCCCGCGCTGTCCGGCATGGCTTGAAGATGAGGCAAAGAAAGAATGGAGAAGGATGGCGAAGCAGTTGGAGCATCTCGGCATCCTGACGGAAATAGATATGGCAGCATTTGCAGGATACTGTCAGGCATATGCGAGATGGAAAGAGGCAGAGGAGTTTATTACACAGCATGGGACTATCGTAAAGACTCCGAGCGGATACTGGCAGCAGGTACCGCAGGTATCCATCGCACAGACTTATCTGAAGATCATGAATAAGTTCTGTGAGCAGTTCGGACTTACACCTTCTGCGAGAAGCCGTATCGTTACGGACAGCGGGGAAGATAAACAGAACGATGAAATGGAGCTTCTGCTTGTGAAAGGCGGTGCAGGATAATGTTTGATGAAACAAAAGCAGACCATGCGGTCAATTTTATAAACTGCCTGAAACACACCAAAGGAAGGTGGCGGGGAGTACCGTTTGAACTTCTCCCCTGGCAGGATGAGATCATCCGTACCCTTTATGGGACGGTAAAGGAAAACGGATACAGGCAGTACAATACCTGTTACTGCGAGATACCGAAGAAGAACGGAAAGTCAGAACTGGCAGCAGCCATCGCACTGTATATGACATGCGGTGACGGTGAGTGGGGAGCAGAGGTTTACGGCTGTGCTTCTGACAGGCAGCAGGCTTCCATCGTATTCGATGTTGCAGTGGATATGGTAGACCAGTGTCCGGCACTGAAGAAAAGGATCAAGCCTGTCATGTCTGTGAAAAGACTTGTATATAAACCGACCAACAGCTTCTATCAGGTGCTGTCAGCAGAGGCATACACCAAGCATGGCCTGAATGTCCATGCCGTTATTTTTGATGAGCTGCATGCACAGCCGAACAGGGAACTGTTCGATGTCATGACCAAGGGTTCTGGTGATGCCCGGACACAGCCCTTGTTCTTTCTGATCACAACAGCCGGAACAGACAGGAATTCGGTATGTTTTGAACAGCATCAGAAGGCATTGGATATTATTGATGGAAGAAAAATTGATCCGACTTTTTATCCGGTTATTTACGGGGCATCTGATGAGGATGACTGGTCGAGTGAGGAAGTATGGTATAAAGCCAACCCTTCCCTCGGATACACGATTGATATTGAGAAAGTGCAGAATGCCTATATCAGTGCGAAAGAAAACGCAGCAGAAGAGAACGTGTTCCGGCAGCTCCGTTTGAACCAGTGGGTGAAACAGAGCACACGGTGGATGCAGATGGATAAGTGGGATGCCTGTTCCTTTGCCGTGAACGAAGAAGAACTTCTCGGAAGGGAATGCTATGGTGGACTTGACCTTTCAAGTTCCACAGATATCACGGCATTCGTGCTTGTGTTCCCGCCAAGGAATGATACGGAGAAATATGTGATCCTTCCGTATTTTTGGATACCGGAGGATAACATGAGGCTGCGTGTCCGAAGGGATCATGTTCCGTATGATGTCTGGGCAGCAGAAGGATGCTTGAAGACCACGGAGGGAAATGTCATCCATTATGGATTTATCGAGCAGTTCATTGATGAACTTGGCACGAAGTTCCATATTAAGGAAATTGCCTTTGACCGATGGGGAGCAGTGCAGATGGTACAGAATCTTGAGGGCATGGGATTTACCGTTGTTCCATTCGGACAGGGATATAAGGATATGAGTCCACCGACTAAGGAGCTGATGAAGCTGACACTGGAAGAACGGATCGCACATGGCGGACATAAGGTGCTGCGGTGGATGATGGATAACGTGTATGTCCGTCAGGATCCTGCAGGGAATATCAAAATGGATAAGGAAAAATCTACGGAGAAGATTGACGGGGCTGTCGCAACCGTTATGGCACTGGATCGTGCAATCAGAAATAAAGGAAGCGATGGCAGTGTATATGATAATAGAGGGATACTAGTTTTTTAATGCCTGTAGTATCAATGTATGAAAATCAAGGGAAAAGTGAAAATATTCAGTAAAAAATGATACACATGGTGAACATTATATTCTTAAAATACGTTATTATCTGGATAGTGCGTCATAATATCTTCGACATTGCATTCCAGTATATTACAGAGCTTGTCAATGGTATTGACTTCAACATTCTGATTGTGTCTTAATCGGTTTAGTTGGGAACGGTTCATGTGATAATGAGTGTAAAGGTCAT